TGGGAGTTAATAGATGAATTAAAACCTGATGAGGAAACTAAATGAAAAATTATAAGGTAACTTATTATGATGAAATAGAAGCTGAAACAATAAAGGAAGCTTATGAAATATTACTAACACATTTAGCATTTGATGTTAAATTTGGGGATATTAGTTGTTTTGAATTTGAGGAGGAAACTAAATGAGTGTAGAACTTACATTTAAAAGAGAAAGCAAAGAACTAGAAACAGCTTTAGAAGTTGTTAGAAACTTAATTAATGTTTCTAGGAATCAAATTAAATCAGAACCAGAGAACGGCATATTCCAAGAAGAATTATATCAACTACAAGCAGTAGAAGATATAATAGAATATGCTGATTTTTATTACGAAGACTGAGGTAAATTATGAGTATGACAATGAAAGAACACATGGAAATGATGGATAGAATTAGGCAAGGCAAGAATGCCAAGCTTAGTAAAACTAGAACTATTAAAATTAATGGAGGTATTAATGGTAAAAGTAAGAAACATGAAGAGTAGTAATGGTAATTCAGTTGCTAATCAGTTTGAAATAGAGACTGATGATGCGACCTATTTGCAAAGTTACAACTCAATCATAGCTAAGAGAATGGATAGTGGTGTAACATATCTTGATGAATACTATTGGGATTATTCTGTTACTACAGGTCGCTACAGAAATATGTTTTTAGGCGAGAACAAAGGTGTTACTCAAATGAAAATAGATAGTGGCGAATATATATTAACTAACTTAAATAACTAGAGAGGTAAAAATGAAACAAATAATAGCTAACTTTTTAAGAAAGCTAATTAAACTTGATGACTACATAGACGATAGAGTCTTTACTGAGATTAATAATCTTGGTACTTCTATTGATAATCTTTCCGAAGACTTACAAAATAATATCGAAGAAACTGAGTGTCATAGAACTGACTTAGATGACAGACCAACATTCTACGATATGGAAAGCCAAGTAGAACAACTGGTTAGTGATTGGGTTAATGATGCTTTAGAGGATATAGTTGAACGCTTAAAAAAATTGGAGGATAAATAAATGTCTAACGAATACAACGACATAATCAAAGACCATATAGAAAGCAAAGTAGTAAACGCTAACTTTTCAGCAGAAGATTTACTAGCTGAACTTGGTATGAAATATCAAGATGCTTACGAAAATAAATTATCTTATGATGAGTTAATTAATCTTGTCATTGAGAAAAGATTTGAAGAATTTGCAGAGGTGTAAATGAAAGTCAAACATAATGGTAAGGTAACTGAAAAGACTCTTGATAATATCAGAGCTAGTTTAATTAGAAGAAATAAAATAGAGGTAAATAAATATGGCAGATTATCAGATATATGAAAAACCTACTTCGGTAGCAGAAGCTATGAAGTACATTGAAGAAATTGTATTTCTTTACACAGACCAATATGAAGGAGAAGCTGATACAGAAGTAGCAGAATTTATTCATGCTTGTTGGCATATAGTTAAAAATAATACGAGGTAAAACATGACAATAAACATTTCGGAAGAAAAAGAAATGGAACTACAACAAATCTATAGCATGACTGTAGAAGAAAAGTTCCAGTACATAAAAGACAAAGGACATATTATAGACCCACATGAGCTTGATATTTTCTTTCAATTTGAAAATCCTGACAAGCCTACTAAGAGTGAGCTTCGTACTTTGGATTTAATAGTGGGAGAAATTATGAGTGAATGGAGGTATCTTAAATGGGAGGAAGAAGCATGAAAATAAAAGAAGCAATAGCTATTGTAGATGATGTAATAACTTGTGAAATGGAGTGGTCTGATGATAAGAAAATGAAAGACGAACTTCAAGAAGCATGGAATAAAATTATAGAGGAGGTCGCATGACTAAAGAAGAATGGGCAGAGATGGTAATTGATAATATGGATTGGAAAGAATTATATAGAATAGCTTTTGATGTTATGTTTAATTCTGTCAAAGATATGTCTGATAAAGAGTTTAAAGAATACATAATTGAATTAGGTTATGAGGAGGTCGCATGACTAAAGTTAGATATGTAGAAGCAAAGTATGACACTACCCTTTCATGGGATATTGAAGCCATTGCTGAAAAAAACAATTTTAAAATGGAAGAGATTGAAGACATAAAAGTAGGTAAATGGACAAGACTATTTATTACTTTAAAAGATGGTGCACAATTTTGGGAAGATGGTAATGAGTCAGATGCTACTGATTGGAAGTGGGCAGAACATCAAGGCTTTTATGATAAAGATTGGTTTTCAATAGACGAGGAGGAAATAAATGAAACCTAAATTAATAGACAAAGGTACAACTGTAGCCGAAGATTATGTCGCAGGTACAGTTCATGTGGAGTATGATAATACTGATAGCATTCTCCCATTTAAAAACAGAGTAATAGATTGGTGGCGAAGAGCTGATGATAACTATGAAGCTATTGAAATCTTTGAGATTAAGAATAGGTCTGAATGGGAAACAAGACAGAAGCTTATGAAGGTTGAGAAGTCTATGCAAAATTTAATTACAAGACATTTGAAGGAGAAAGATGAGTAAATTAATAACTGTAAGAGCTTATGAATATCAAGAGCTAGATAATGAAGCAAAAGCTAGATTTATAAATTATATGTATGACAGTCCTTTTGACTTTGAAGACGAAGATGAAAATGGTAATACAGTAGTTAAGTATAGCTACTTTGCTGATATGGATTTGGAGGAACAAATAGATTTGTGTGAAGTAAATAATTATTTTTTTAATAGATATGGCGAACTAATTGGACATTTAGAGGAGGAAGCATGAGTAAATATCGCACAAGCAGTTATGCTTTTACTGTATTTAATCCTAATGATAAAGATAAATCAAAAGGCTTAGATAAATTAAAAAAGCTAAGAAAAACAATAGCTTACACTAATAAGTTAGGACTTACTAACCATTATGTTAAGTGTCAAGGTAGGTGGGGTAAAAAAAATCCTAACTACAATCATAGAAGAATTACTTTTTGCCCATTAGAACATGCGGTAAAATGGGATGTATATTTTTATAGGATGTAATTATGGAACACTATTATTTTTATCATGATGATATGAAGACTGGACTAAGAGGAGAAGGTTGTGGCTATCGCAAAGCTACTATTCGTTCTGTTGGTCGCAAGTGGGTCTACATTAGATTCGCTAAAGAAGGAAACTTTAGAAAGCTTTCAATCAAAAAGTGGCAAGACATTTGCCGACAAAAAGATTTTAAGACATGGGAAGGTCATGTTGCAGAAAGTAAAATAAAAAGAAAAGCTCTTGATATGGGTTTATCTTTTTATAAAAAAAGGTATAATAAAAATGTTCCAAAGACTATTGAGGAACTACAAGAAGAACTGGAGGTAAGTTAGTATGATGTGGATATTAGTAGCTTTGTTTGAAGTAACTACTATTGCAGTAGTGATTGAGGATATTCATATCTTTGAATATTTATTTAAGTCTGAAATAGATTGTTTAAATTTTTTAACAGAAAATTATGACGGCTTAGAAAATTATATTAAAGAAGAGTATCAAACTTATGCAGAAACTTTTGTTTGTGTAAATTCAGAAAGAATAAATAGAGGTTAAATATGGACAATAAAATTTATCATTTTAAAGCATTGGTCAAAGAATTACCGATTACATCTATGACTAATATAGAATACAAAGATGCAGTAGAAAAAATCTATATGGAAGTTTATTATCCAGAAGAAAGAATATGAAGTTTGTAATTTACATTGGTAAGTTAAAGACAGTAACTGTTGAGGCAGAAGATAAAGATTATGTTAGAGCAGTTATACTTGATAACTCAAGAGTTTTTCTTGAAGACTTATTTGATGACGGAGTAATAGAAATTGAACAAGAAAAAAGTTAAAGAATTAAAAAAAAGAGTTAAGCTAATTCAAGTGCAGTGGCTTAAATCTATGATGACTGAAGAAGAAGGTAATAAGATTACCCTTGACAATGTTGATAGTATGCTACCTCAAGAAACTCATGTACATACTACTGGAAGAACTCATTTGTCTTTCATGACAGATAAGTGGTTACTTAAAAAATTAAAAAGTAATCCTAATATTAAAAACTATAATCAATTAAAAGAGGAAATAAAAGATGCAAACATATATATGTAAAGTTATGTTAGATAAAGAAGAAGATGAAATAAAAACTTACGCTTATTCTATATTAGAAGCGTTTGATAATCTTATTTCTATGGAGGGAATTACAAATATTGTTTCTGTTACTAATGAAATAACAAAAGAAAAGTTTCTTTTTGAAGGAAATTATATGGCTCTAAAAGAAGCAAGAAGCAATATCAAAGATGAACACTTAATTGTTGAGGAACTATACAAACTAGATGGCACAGAGAAGAGAAACAGTCTTAATTAAACATGTCAAGAAGGCAACTTCTCAAGGCATGGCAGGGCGAGGTAGAAAAGTTAAACAGTCTACTAAGCATTTAAATAAACATAAACGTAGACAACAAAAAATTAAATATCGAGGACAAGGAAGATAACTCTTGACAACAAGAATGTTATTCTCTAAAGTACAACTATGGAATTAATGGATAGATTAGAACGAGTAATCAGGAAGCCCTCTCTATCTCCATTTAAGTTACTTGATTTGGCTCATGCCACAACCGAGAGAGTGGTTGGCTCAAAACTCTCACAGATTTTTAATAAGCTAAACGGAGGTAATACACTATGGCTATATTAGAAGGCTCAGTAAAATGGGCAAGTATAACGACCCCAAACACAAAGTTTGAACCAGTATATACTGTTGACTTAATTGTCGATGAGACTACTGCTAATGATTTTGCGGCAAGAGGTCATAAGGTAAAGCAACATGACGAAGGTCCTGCTTTAGTTATCAAAAGAAAGGTACATGGTCCTAATGGAATAACCAGACCTGCACCTAGACTTTTAGATAAGGATAAGCAAGAGATTAGTCTTGCTGTTGGTAATGGCTCTAAGGTTAGAGTTCAGTACAATGAGTATAGTGGTGAGGGTAAATTTGGTCCTTACGTAGGTCTTGACTTACAAGCTGTACAAGTTGTGGACTTAATCGAATATAAAAATGCTGATGGTGCTGAACTATTAGCAGATGGCGAGGAGTTCTAATGACAGAACAAGAACAAAAACCTTACATTACCATTGATGATGTCAATGTTTATGTTGAAGATTTACCCGAAGAGGGTCAACAAATCTTTGGCAGATTACAGAGACTGAATCAAAAGAAAGCTGCACAGACTTTAGACCTTGAAGAAACTCAAGGTGCTATTAATTATTTTTCTACCAGAATTGTAGAAGTAATTAATGCAGATAAGTCTGGTGTTAAGGTAGAGGAATCTGAAACAAAAGAAGTACCATCAGATACTGAAGCACAAGACAGTTAGTAAAAACATTTAGCTAGATTAGGTTTTTTAACCTCTATTATTTATCCTAGTCTAGCTATTCTTCTGGAGATAGAATTGAATCAAGATAAAAGCAAATTCGTAAAGCATAGGCAACCTTGTCCTAAGTGCGGTGGCTCTGACCCCGTATCAATTAACGCAGACAACTCAGCTTACTGCTTTAGTTGTTCAACATTTTTTACCGATTATGAAACTGCAAGTGAGGGCAGAATAGTGGAAACAACACAGAAACCAACTAATACATTTTTAGAATCTTATACTGGAATATATGGACAGTTAACTGACAGAGGTATCTCTGAAGATACTGCGAAGAAGTTTGGTGTAAGAATTGTAAAGAACAGAAATGGAGATATAACGCAACATATATATCCATACTTTAATGGCAATGAAGTAGCCATAACTAAAACAAGATTTGTTGCAGATAAAAACTTTGCAACCAAAGGTACGTTTGAAGGTACAGGATTATTTGGCGAACAGTTATACAGAAATACTGGCGGTAAATATCTAACCATTACTGAAGGCGAGTGTGATGCTATGGCAGTAGACGAACTCTTTCAAGGTAAGTGGGCAGTCGTATCTCTTAAACGAGGGGCTGCAGGTGCAGTAAAAGATATTAGAGAAAGCATAGAGTTTGTTGAGAGCTTTGATAATGTCGTGCTTTGTTTTGATAATGACAAGGCAGGTCGAGAAGCTTCACGAAATGTTGCTCGTATTTTAAAACCCGGGAAGGTAAAGATAATGACTTTACCCAATGGCTATAAAGATGCTAACGACATGCTTAGACAAAAAGAATTTCAAGGCTTTACTAAAGCATGGTGGGAATCTAAGACTTATACTCCGTCAGGTATCATGGAACTGTCTAGTCAAAAATCAGACTGGCTACATAGAGAGGTAAAAGAAAGTATTGCTTATCCTTGGGAAGGTTTAAATAAAAAATTATATGGCATGAGACGAGGCGAGTTAGTAACCTTAACAGGTGGTACAGGACTTGGTAAGTCTTCAGTAACTAGAGAGCTTGAACATTGGCTAATTAAAACTACTAAAGATAACGTAGGTATTATTGCTCTTGAAGAAAACTGGATGAGAACAGCAGACGGATTAATTTCTATTGAAGCTAATGACAGAATATATCTTAATGAGAAAAGAGATAATTATAGTGATGAAGAACTTAATACTTTATTTGATAAAGTAATAGAAAAGAACAGAGTATTTATTCATTCACATTTAGGAGCAACTGACATTGACGAAATCTTTGCCAAACTTAGATACATGATTGTAGGGTGTGAATGTAAATGGGTAGTGGTTGACCACTTACACATGTTAGTAAATGTCTTATCCGAAGGCGATGAACGTAGAGGTATTGATTCTCTTATGAATAGACTGCGTAGTTTAGTTGAAGAAACTAATGTAGGCATGATACTTGTTTCACACTTACGTAGAGCTGCAGGAGAGAAAGGACATGAGCAAGGCATTGAAGTATCTCTGTCTCACTTAAAAGGTTCACAAGGAATCTCACAGTTATCTGATTGTGTAATTGCTCTTGAAAGAAATCAACAGGCTAAAGACCCTAAAGAAGCAAATAAAACTAAGGTAAGAGTTTTAAAATCAAGGTATACTGGAGATACTGGATTAGCTTGTGCATTAAGATATGATAGTGAAACGGGTAGATTACATGAGTTAACAGAACAGGAGACATTCGATAATGAAGAAATTGATTTTTGATATAGAAGCAGACGGATTAAATCCTAGTAAAATCTGGTGCATTGTTGCCAAAGATTTAGCAGAAGATACTTGCCGTACATTTAACCCTAATCAATTACTTGACGGGGTAGAATATTTACAAAGTGCTGATGTTTTAATCGGGCATAATATTATAGGCTATGATATTCCTGCAATAGAAAAAATACTTGATGTTAAATTAGAAGCCAAAGTTGTTGATACTTTAGTTATGTCTAGGTTATTTCAACCTGTTAGAGAAAACGGACATAGTTTAAAAACATGGGGCTATAGAATTAACTTTCACAAGCAAGAACAACCTGATGATTTTGATACCTATACACACGAAATGCTAGAGTATTGTGAACAAGATGTATTACTTAATGAGAAAGTTTATTATGCTTTAGAAAAAGAAGGTGTAGGATTTAGTCAGGATAGTGTAGATTTAGAAACACAAGTTGCTCAAATCATGCACCAACAAGAACAAACTGGTTTTCTATTTGATACGGAAAAAGCCACAATGCTTTTAGCTAAGTTAAAAGCTAGAATGATAGAAGTAGAAGATGAAGTACAAACTACTTTTAAACCTAAATGGGTAGAGGATAAACTTGTAACTCCTTATATAAAGAAAGATGGTACTTTATCTAAACGTGGCATGACTGATGAAGAATATGAAAAGCGTTTGACTACTAAGAACTATGACCCATTTATGCGTAAGAAACTACAAGAGTTTAATCTTGGTAGTCGCAAACAGATTGGCGAATACTTAGTAGACTTTGGGTGGAAACCTGAAAGATTTACACCTACTGGACAGCCTATAGTTGATGAAGGCACTCTTAAAAAGATAAATCATATACACGAAGCTCGGCTCATTGCCGAGTTTTTATTATTACAGAAACGTATAGCTCAAATATCTTCTTGGATAGATGAGTTAAAAGGTGAAAGAGTTCATGGTTCGGTGATACCTAACGGCACTATTACTGGTCGTATGTCTCACAGAAGTCCTAATCTAGCACAAGTTCCCGGTGTATATAGTCCTTACGGAGAAGAGTGTCGTTCTTGTTGGACTGTACCAGAAGGGTATAATTTATTAGGTATTGATGCTAGTGGCTTAGAACTTAGAATGTTAGCTCACTACATGAATGATGAAGAATATATTAACGAGGTAATTAATGGCGACATACACAAAACAAATCAAGAACTTGCAGGACTTGAATCAAGAGATAAAGCAAAAACTTTCATCTATGCACTTATCTACGGAGCTGGAGATGAAAAGCTTGGTACAGTGGTTGGAGGAAAAAGAGAAGACGGTAAGCGACTTAGAAAGCGTTTTCTTACCAACTTGCCATCACTTGAAACTCTTACGAACAGAGTTAGAGAAGCTTCAAAAAGAGGATTCTTAAAAGGTTTAGATGGTAGAAAGATTTATGTAAGGCACGAACATGCTGCTCTAAATACTTTACTACAGGGTGGAGGTGCGATAGCTATGAAAAAAGCCATGTGTATCTTTGATAATAAAATAAAACTAAATACACTTGATGCTAAGTTTGTTGCTAACATTCACGATGAATGGCAGATGCAAGTTAAACAAGACATAGCAGAATTTACTGGTCTTATGGGTGTTGAATGTATTGAAGAAGCAGGACAGCAGTTGGGCATGAGATGTGCTTTGACTGGTGAGTACAAGCTAGGAGGTAACTGGAGTGAAACCCACTAAAAAAGATAGAAAAAAGTTTGACCTTGACTTAACATACGGCTCTATCAGAGAAGATAGAATTGCAGATATGTTAACCAACAAAAAGATTGAGGTTAAATCAGAAAGAGATATATGGGTAGGAACTAATAACATTTGTATTGAGTATGAATCATGGGGCAAACCCTCTGGTATTCGTGCTACTGAATCAGATTATTGGTTTCACAACCTTTGTATTGGAGAAGAAGAATACTGTACTTTAGTTTTTAAGACTGATGTACTCAAAAAGATTGTAGATAAATTAGATACTTTTAAAACTGTAAGCGGTGGCGACCACAATGCTAGTAGAATGTTCTTAGTTAATTTACCAAAATTATTTTCAACAGACGTAATAAAAGCATTTAAGGAGTTAGATGATGATACCGAAAAGTAATAAAAACGAAGAAGAGTTTGACTTAATTAAAGTAGACAACTATAATAAGTTCACATCCGAATCAGGTCATTGGTATGACCAAGACGGAGAACCAATGTATACTATCATTGGTGCTAATGGTAGAGAAAGAAACACTACATTAAGAGATGCTAAAACATTAGGTTTAGTACCCTCTGTTACTACTATTATAGGCACGATAGCTAAACCATCTTTAGAAAACTGGAAAATAAATCAGGCTCTAAACTCAGCACTATCTTTAGAAAGATACGAAGATGAATCTACTGAATCATTTTCAGCTAGATGTAAATATGATTCTAAAAAGATTAGTATTCAAGCTGCTGAACAAGGTACAAAAATACATGGGATGATTGAGAAAGGATTCTTAGGTAAAGAAAAAACTAAACCTTATAAAATTATTAAGGCTTGGTTAGATGAAACTTATCCTGACGAAGAGTGGATAGCCGAAGATTCTTTCTGTGCTAAACAAGGCTATGGTGGTAAGGTTGATTTATATTCTAAGTCTGGAATATTTATTGACTTTAAAACTAAAGATAACTTAGAGGGTAAAGACCCTGCTAAATTAGTTTATGATGAACATGGTATGCAACTCTCAGCTTATGCTCAAGGTTGTGGCTTTAAAGATGTAGAAAGAATATCTATATTTATAGATAGAAAAGATACTGAAACTATTTTGTATTATGTTTGGGATAAAGAATCACAAAAGAAACATTTAGGAATGTTTAATAATATTTTAGAATATTGGAAACTTGCTAAGAATTATGACTCAACTGTAAAGAAAAATGGCAAGAAGAAAACCAAGAAAACCAAGACCTAAGAAAGAGGCAGGTATTCCTAGAGGCTATGATAGTCATTGGGAATATGAATTACATCAAAGATTGTTTGCTGACTGGCGACATCATTGGGAAACTATAGATTATGTTATTCAACACAAATACGAACCAGACTTTGTACGTAAGTTTGATGATGGTAGTGTTGTTTTAATTGAAGCTAAAGGTAGGTTCTGGGATTTTCCAGAGTATAGTAAATACGTACATATTAAAAAAGCTTTACCGAAACATATTGAGTTGGTGTTTTTCTTTCAAAAACCTTATGCTCCTATGCCCGGAGCTAAAGTAAGAAAAGATAAAACTAAAAGAACCCATGCTGAATGGGCAGAAGCTAACGGCTTCCGTTGGTTTAGCGAAACTAAATTACCTGAAAAGGATTGGATAAATAATGAAATATAAAACAATAAATGACCTTGTTAATAATCCAGCACATTATAATCAAGGCAAAATAGAATGTATTGATTCTATTGAAGCTATGCTAACTAAAGAAGAGTTTATAGGTTATCTGCGTGGTAACTCTCATAAATATAGATGGCGATTTACTTATAAAAACGGTATCGAAGATTTAAAAAAAGCAGAGTGGTATGAAAATAAATTAATAAAAGTATTAGAGGAAACAAATGAGTGATAAAAAAGGAGAACACCCTTACTTAGGAATCATAATAAATTATGATAGAGATAAAAAATTAGATAAGTTTAGTTTAGATACGCTTCAAGATAGATACTTATGGCAGAATGAAACTTCGCCACAAGAAGCATTCGCTAGAGCTTCTATATTTGTTTCTACTTTTAAAGAAGAAACCGACTTTGATATGGCTCAAAGAATTTATAACTATGTTTCTAATCTTTGGTTTATGTTTTCTACCCCTATTCTTTCTAATGGTGGTACTACTAGAGGCTTACCTATTAGTTGTTTCTTAAACTATGTACCAGATAATCGTGAAGGTTTATCTAGCCACTATGATGAAAACATTTGGTTAGCTAGTTCTGGTGGTGGTATTGGTGGTTACTGGGGAGATATTAGAAGTGATGGTATACCTACAAGTAATGGTAGTAAATCTACTGGCTCAATACCTTTTATGAAAGTAGTAGACTCTCAGATGTTAGCCTTCAATCAAGGTGTTACTAGAAGAGGTAGCTACGCTGCTTACATGGATATATCTCATCCAGAGATTGAAGAGTTTATGGTAATGAGAAAAGAATCCGGTGGCGATGTAAATAGAAAATGTTTGAACTTACATAATGGAGTTAACATAACTAATGCTTTCTTAACTGCTGTAGAAGAAGATGATGATTGGCGATTGATTGACCCAAAAACAAACGAAGCTGTTAAGATTATAAAAGCTAGAGAACTCTGGTCTAAACTATTAGATGCCAGAGCAGAAACTGGAGAGCCTTACATTGTCAATATAGATAACTGTAACGATGCTCTACCACAAGGACAAAAAGATTTAGGATTAGAGGTAAAACAAAGTAACTTATGTTCAGAGATAACCTTACCTACTAATGACGAGAGAACTGCAGTATGTTGTTTGTCAAGTGTTAACCTTGAACACTTTGATGAATGGTCTAAAGATGATAAATTTATAGATGATTTAGTTACTATGCTTGACAATGTACTAGAACACTTTATTGAAAATGCAGTCGATTTAAATTCACTTGGAGGTTACAATGCAAACTATGAAAGATTTAAAAAGCACATTAAAGAAGGTAAAGAAGGCTTTACAAAAGCTGCTTATTCAGCCTATCGTGAAAGGTCTATTGGTCTTGGAGCAATGGGTTTTCACTCTTATCTACAAAATCAAAACATTTCCTTTGAGGGAATCTTCTCGACTGGAATCAACTATAAATTATTTAAGTTCATCAAAGGAGCTGCTGTTCTTGCATCTAGAAGACTTGCTGTATTACGGGGGGAAGCTCCTGATATTTCTAATTCTGGTCTTAGGAATTGTCATCTCCTTGCTGTTGCACCTAATGCTAGTTCCAGTATTATTTGTGGGGGAACTTCTCCGTCCATCGAGCCTATCAGGGCTAACGTCTTCACTCACAAAACGCTATCTGGAAGCTACAAAGTTAGAAATAAAAACCTCGAAAAACTCATCAACAAAAAAGTAACTGACCCTAAAAAGCGAAAGAAAGTTTGGCAAGATATTAGTGATAATCGTGGGTCAATACAAGAGTTAAAGTTATTTACAAAAGAAGAAAAAGAAATATTTAAAACCGCAGATGAGATAAATCAAATCTGGGTTGTCGAACATGCATATAAGCGACAAGAGTTTATATGTCAAAGTCAAAGTGTTAATCTATTTTTTATCTTACCTGATTCAACTCAGAATCAAGAACAACATAATGAATACTTACAGTATGTCAGTGATGTTCATTGGTACGGTGCTAATAAATTAAAATCACTTTACTATTTTAGGTCTGATGCTGCTAAAGCTGCAGAAAATGTTAACATTAAAGTTCCACGAATTAAGTTAGAT